ATATAACGCGTCCTCTGACCCTGTATTTAGAGATAAACTTTTTAAACAAGAGATTTATTTCCCGCTTTATAAATTAGCAGAGAATATTATTCATACTTTTAAGTTCTACTACCTAGATGTAGATAGTATAGAAGATTTAAAATTAGATGTAGTAAGTATGCTTGTAGAGGAAAAACTTCATAGATTTGACCCTACCAATGGAGCTAAAGCATTCTCGTACTTTCAGACAATTGTAAAGAGATGGCTTATTAATTATAATAATAAGAATTATAAAAAATTAAAACAAGTTGGATCTTTTGATGAGATGGAGGATTCCTACGAATCAGAATTAGACTCAAAATATACTAGAGAGATAAAACTAGCAGTAGTAGTAGATAAGTTTGTAAAAGAGAGTTATGAATCTTTAGAACAAGATTTTACAAAAATACACGAACAGACAGTTGCAGATGCAATTCTTACATTATTTAAAACCAGACACGATTTAGACATCTTTAAAAAGAAAGCTCTCTACATCTACATAAGAGAGATGACTGAATGCGAAACCCCTACTCTTACTAAAGTAATTTCAAAGCTTAAAGAAAATTTCTATAAAACATATACTGTATATCAGGAAGCAGGTTACGAAATTCAATAATATATCACAAGATATTTATAAAATAAATATAGTATGGGATTAGATACAACAATATTTGGGAAAAAGACCGTTTCTGATGTTTTAAAAGAAATCTACGATAATTCTAAAAATAAAGAAAAGCAAATCAACGCTCTTATTGGAGAGTTAAAACCTCTTGTCGAGAACATAGGAGATGCAACTCTAGTTGTTCCTATGATAAAAGAATATTTAGAAGTTGGAGTAAAGAATGATGAGCATCTTATAAAAATGGTAGCACTTGTTCAAAGACTTGAAGGAGCAGGAAAAGGCTCTGAAGCAGACTTTTTTAACCCTGAAGAGCTTGCAAAGCTGATGGAACAGAGTGAAGAACTAGGTAAACAGTTAGACAAAAAAGACGAAGAGTAATGGCAGGGAGTTATTTTCTTGGAAATACAATAAGCAGTGCAGGGAGAGGTATAGGCGGTGGATCAAGTACTCAACCTACTACTGTATTCGGGAGAGTGGTAGATATAGTATTAGATGAAAATAAAGTACTGTATGATGCTAAAAACAACAGGTTACCGATAGGATCGATAATATACCAAGATATATTAACACCGGTAGATAAAGAAGCAACACTACCTCCTGCATTTCCTCTTACTAATGGAGTAAAACAATACCCACTTGTCAATGAAATAGTATTAATAATAACCGGACCAACCCCAGATTTTCAAGAAAATAAGAGTGAAGTTTTAAGTTACTAATCAAGCGTAGTAAATATATGGGGAAGTCCTCACCATAATGCACTACCAACCCAAGGTGTTGATTTTGAATTTCCAATAGGAAAAGATATACCGGAATTAAAAGATATAAATCCCCTATATCCATTTCCAGGAGATGTACTAGTTGAAGGAAGACAGGGACAGTCTATTAGAATGGGAGGGTATAAATCAGATAAGAATCCATTTACAGGGACAGTAAATAATGGAAAGCCTTTTACTATAATAAGTAACGGTCAGATAAAAACTCAAAATGGAATAGATCCTATCGTAGAAGATGTGAATAAGGATGCAAATTCAATCTATATGATGTCAGATCATATTGTTAATATAACTCCTGCAACAAGAAAACAAGTTACTTACGATGTACGTCCACAAGCCTCAGGTCAATACCTAGGAAATCAAATAGTACTAAACGGAGGAAGAATTACTATTAATGCAAAAGAAGAAAGTGCGTTAATTTCTGCAAAAGAAGCTATAGGGTTGAATGCTAGGACGTTGAATTTCGATGCAACAGATTATATCTGTATGGATGGTAAGACAATTCTCTTAGGGGAAAAAGCACGAACAGCTCCACTAACCCTTAAACAGCCAGTAATACGAGGATTAGCAATGCAGAACTGGGTAAATGAATTATTAGATGCTTTACAAAGCGTTAGTGTAGCTATGGGACAAGCAGTAGCAGTAAGTGGAGGGCCAGTAACTTCTTTAGTAGAAGAAGGAGCAGCTTTTCAATCTACTCTAACTGTATTAAGAACTAACCTATCTGGAATTTTATCTAAGAAAGTATACGTAGAATAATGGCAACAGAACAAGAAACACAAGCTGCTCAGCAGAATATAGATAAAGCACTTGCTGGTGCAAGAAAGGCAAAAGAAGATTTTGATAAAGCAAAAGCTAAGATAGAGGCTGCAAAGAAAAAAGCAGAAGAACTAAAGAAGAAAGCAGATAAGTTAAAAAAAGATTTTGAAAAGCTTAAAAATGCATATAAAGCAGGAGGAGTAAGAGGTGGATTAGCAGCAGTAGTAGCAAGCCAAGTCGGGACTATGAGAGGTAAGCTTATAGCTTACGTACAGCAACGAGCATTTGAAGCTTTAAATAAGTTTATAAACGAATGCCCTAATGTAGATGAGCTTAAAAGAATAATTGCACTGAGAAATAATCTACTAAGACAAATTACTTTAATAGAAGGTAGAGTTAGTAAATTTCAACCAATAGCTACTAAACTAAATATTACAGTAACTACGTTAAAATTAGCAATACAGATTATAAAACAGATACCTATACCTACTGCTATAATACCGCCAATGTCAGGAGGATTAGGTATACCTATTAGTACTTTAAATAAATTTAGTGATAGAATTAATAAATTAAATACACAATTAGATAAATTCGGTAACGAAGCAACAGCGATTACTTCAACTGTTAATAGAGTAGCTCCAATATTAACAAATTTAAAATTAAAATTACAATCAATAGATATTGCAGTTGAAGGGTGTTTAGCAAACAATTCATCACAAGAATTACAAAACCTAGTAAATACTGTCCAACCTTTAGGTAATACAGGTTCAGAAAATAATGCAGGAGGTCCTATCGATCCTAATTACGAATATAAAGGGTATAAATTAGAGATTATAGAAGATCCAAACTCACCAAAAATTGCACCTAGAAGATATGCTATTGCAAAAGATAGGAGAGGAATTATAGTATTAAGAGGAGAGCCATCTTTTAGTTCATCTACAGATGTACTATTGGATGAAATTAAATTTAGAATAGATAATCAATTACCATAACATAACTATTTATTAATATGAAGGTAGAACTTTTTAAAAAATTGATAAAAGAAGCAGTAAGAGAGGTTGTTCGAGTTGCAAATCCTGTAAGAACAGGAGATCCAATTATGGATATCTTAAATGAAACAAGAGCTTCAATGACTCAAGAATCATATAGAGATTTAATAAGTGCAACTTCTGACATGGTTCAAGCACCTGGATTAGGGATGAATCCTATAGAAAGTTTTCAAGCAGGACCAGCACCAGGGTTAGATTTAAGTACTTTAAGCTTTGCAAAGAATGCAGGAGCGATTTACAAAGCATCAATAGAAAAAGATAGAGCAAAATTCGGAGCATAATGGCATTTGAAGTACAACAGATAAACCCTTTAGATTTACAGCCAAGTGTTGGAGTAGGAGTAGGATTACCTTTTACCTCAAATCAGGTATTTACAACTACTTTTACTACTCGAGAGGCTATAAAAGCTAATTTGGTAAATTTCTTTTTAACAGAAGAAGGAGAAAGATTTCTAAACCCAGAAATGGGAGCAGGACTTAGGCAGTTTATCTTTGGACAAAACACAACAGATACTTCAGAGAAAGTAAAAGAAGCTGTAAAAGCAGGTGTTTCAAAATGGTTTCCAAATGTAAGAATCAATAAAATTACAGCACAACCATCCCCAGATATAAACACATTTACACTATATATAAACTATAGTATAAACATGACAAATATACAAGACGAATTGTTAATAAACTTTGAACAGTAATGGCTCAAGATAGAGATATAAAATATACAGGAAGAGATTTTACAGATTTAAGATCTGAGTTAGTCGAGTACGCAAAGAACTATTTTCCAAATACCTACAACGATTTTACACCAACCTCACCAGGTATGATGTTTATCGAAATGGCTGCTTATGTGGGAGATATTTTATCTTTCTACCAAGACCTACAGTTACAAGAAACATATATACAGTACGCTAAGGATCCTGTAAACCTATACAATTTAGCTTACATGATGGGATATCGTCCGAAAGTTACAACAGCTTCAGAAGTAGATATAGAAGTATCACACCTTGTATCAGCTGTGGCAGACCAGCCAGACTGGTCACAAGCTTTACAGATACCAGCAGGTACACAACTAAGCTCTGCTACATCAGGTCAATCTAGATTTTATATAGATACCCCTATAGATTTTACATTCTCAAGCTCCTACGATCCAACAGAAGTAACAATAGAAACTCTTTCAGGACTTTCTCCTACCCAATTTAGATTATCAAAAACTAGAAAAGCTTATTCTGGAGAAGTAAAGACAGTTACTCAACAAATTACAACTGCAGAGAAATTTAAAACAATTACTATTAACGATACAAATGTAATAGGTATTTTATCAATTACAGATAGTAGTAATAAAATCTGGTATGAAGTACCATTCTTAGGGCAGGATACAATCTTTATAGATGATCAAAATTTAGGAACAGATAGCGGATTAGTACCGTATAACCTGGTACTTCAAAAAGTACCTAGAAGATTTGTAACAAGATTTACCTCAACAGGAGAATTGCAAATACAGTTTGGTGCAGGAATCACAGGACAAAACGATGACGTACTGACACCAGACCCAACTAATGTAGGATTAGGAACCTCTCAAGGGATTTCTAGAATAGACTATGCATACGATCCTTCTAACTTCTTACATACCCAGACTTATGGTTTAGCTCCTTCAAATACAACCTTAACAATTAAGTATTTAGTAGGAGGAGGAGTATCTGCTAATGTACCAGCAAACACTATTACAAACATAATAACCCCTATAACAGATCCAACTAACTCTATAGAGTTTATCAACCCAGAAGCTGCAACAGGAGGTAAAGATGGAGATACAGTAGAAGAA